AATAGGCAATAGTTGCGTGAAACTTATCTATGGGATCAATAGTCTCTCCCAATGCACTTCTTATTCTTACTTTCACTTCTTCATTACTAATCTCTTTCAAGATCTGTCGTAGTTCATCATCATCAAACTTGACGTAATAGTTATCACGATGCTTCATGCTTTCTCCCTCTCGTCAAGTGCTTCATTAATGATTTGCTTCAACTCGACACGTTCTTCTGGTGTAAATATTGTGCGAATTTTTACTGGCATAGGATCATAACTACTTGGGTTCTTTGATCTACCAGGTAAACTCATACCCTGTGTGTCAATTTTATCCATAAAAAAAGAGGGTTGTTTGACCCCCTTATTGTAGCATATAAATTGGTTAAAACCAAACTTTTTTCTGATGATGTTCAGGTACGATCCTACCAAGAACAATAGTTAGCAACCCATCCTCAAATTCAACTGATCTAACTTCCGTGTCCTCTGCCAATGTCCAAGATCTGGTGAAAGATCGTTGAGCCATTCCTCTGTGGACATAATTAGTTTCTGATTCGGTATCCTCTTTCTGTCCTTCGACAAAGAGTTTTCCGTCTTGTGTGTAGACATTTACTTCTTTCTTTTTAAATCCTGCAAGTGCAAGTTCTAGTCTTGATTCTACTGCGCTGACCGTGACTAGATTAAATGGTGGATAATTCTTCGTTGTTTCGTGGAGATTAAACAACCTATCGAAGTATTCATCCATTCCAATGCTATTCCTATTTATGCGTTCCATCAACGCAGGCAGGTCCGCAGCAGTATACCGTGCAAGGTTTCCCATGATTCTTATCTCCTTTAAAAGCGAGTTTGTGTTTTGTGGACCCCGAAGGCATCCGTAAGTATATATTAACACAAGACATAAAAAACGGGGTGTTGCACCCCGTAGTTTTTTATTCGGTTACTTCAACCTTTTTCTTCTTCGCACCAATATTGTACTTAGTTTCGAGAATCCAGTCTTGCTTGTCTTTGTAAGCAAGTACTTTAATCTGATTAAGCGGAGCGATATCTTGAATTTTAGAGACATCTACAATACCAATTAGACCCCAATCGGCAAGCAGTTGAGCAATACGATTTCGGCGTTGAACATCATTAACTGTAAGGTTAGCGTGTTTGCCATCCAATGCAAACAATTCTTTAAAGTGAACAAGGAAGTATCTACCTTGTTTATGTAAAATGTGACAGGATTGATAGATTTTTTTCTCTTTCCTTGATGCCACTCCGATTCTAGTCAAAGTCTCACGCACTTTCAAAAAGTCATCGGGTTCATTAAGAACCACTTCAACCATTTGTTCAGGTGTCCACTTCACTTCGGGTTCTTGAACCACGCTCATTTTTTTCCTCCAGTATCAAATTTTGATTTAATAACGTTAAGTTGTTCTTCTGTGAGAATTTTCAAAGCTTGTTTTGCCTTTTCATTACTATAACCATAATAACGTTTGACATAATCAAGATCTTTGATCTTATCTTGTCGGAGCCAGGGAGAAAACCTCTTCTTTTTCCTCAAAGTATTTAGATAAAAATCATATTGAAGTTTCTTAGGAAGAAAATGATACTGGTTCATCTCATTAGCGAACATAATCGCATCGAGATGACCCGAAAAACAACGGTTGATAATATAAGGAGGATACTCCTTTTCAAGTGATGGGTCTTCATCAATCAAGTTGTCTTTAGTTTGATTAATCGAATTCAACCAGTCTTTCAGTTCCATAATTTATATGCTAAGGAAATTCTCATACCACCAAAGAATCGATCTGGTCCATTGGCGTAGTGTAGTATTCTACCAGGAAATAGAAGTGCTCTATTTGGTTTATATCCAACAACCTTAAATGGTTGTTTATCATTATCTAGAAAGATGAGTTCACCTTTCCACTCGGGTTTCCAAGTTGTATTTGAATAATAAAGAAAAGTAAAATCATTATCATCTATATGGGCAGATCCCGATTGTCCAGCAGTTTGCCCGTTTGCATAGATTCTTCCAGATGTATAGTCAACACCAAGTTTTTTCTTGATTATACTGTAAAGAAAACCACTAAAGTATTCTTCTTGATCTAGTGCCTCCATATGCCAGAAAGGACTAGTGTCTTCTCCACCAGTAAATGACCATTTAGGTCTAGTCAATAAATCAAAAATTTTATTGTGGATTTCCTCGGAAAAGAAATCATCAAAAACTTTAACCATTATGCAAAGTTGGTATTGATCAAAATTCTATTTGAATGTTTCATTGGATTATGACCTGTGTGGATATGTAACCCATCAAAAGAAATTAACCTATTCCCAACTGGTTCAATTTCTTTCATTACAGTAAGTTCTTGATTGATACCTTGTTCAGGATTCCATTTCTGATCATAAATTACTGTATTACCATCTGAATCATTCACATAAAAAATAGATGTTAAGTTAGGTTCATTAATATCTACGTGTGGTTCATAAAGAATAGACTCATTTGAATACACAGTCATATCCATCCTAGTTCTAACAATTCTCGCTTTTTTAAGAACCTTTTTTTGTTTTAGATACAAATCAATTAGAACATCAAATGTTTTTTTAACTTCAGTATCACGAAGTCCAAAATCATCATTATATGCTTTTATACAAAAATTGAATCCAAACTTATTGATACTGGGTTCTTTATTTGCAATACTAGTGATACTATTCTGAAAGTACCAGGGATGACTTGGACTACAAATACGATCCTTTATTTTTTGGTAGGTATTTTCTGGTAAGAAGTTATCAAAGATCTGTATTGAACTCATAATTAAAAAGTAAAAGTTCCTTACGATCTTTCTGTTCACGCATATACTCACCAACAGATCGCATAGTATATGTTAAATCAAATTCACCTGTTTGCCACCCATCAAATCTTTCTTTGATAAGTTGAGATGAATTATAAGATATGAGTTGAGGACCAACAAATCGGTCACACTTGACAGCAAAGTGGTCGTGATTAAATCCACTATGCATACTTCCTTTCTTACCATATAGATTAGAACCAATCTCATATGGTGGATCTAAGTAAGTAAAAATGTTCTTATGGTCAGTAAGAAGTTGCTCATAACTGAGATTGGTGATCTTCCAATTCTCGATTATCTTTGTGTATCCTTGTAGTTTTTCAATTCCTCGCATTGAGAAGTTTGAGTCACTTGCTTGTTTGCTGAAGGAGGATGACTCGGTGAGACCAGAAAAAGAACACTTATTGACAGTATAAAAACTGACAGCACGCCATAAAGCGTCATTATTGGATTCATCATTTAGATACTCTTTTGATTCAAGGAAAAGACCTTTTGCAGAAATAGGATCAGGATATCTAGATTTAAGTTCCTGAAGTTTCTTATATAGATTATATCCATCATCTTGGAGAACTCTCCAAAAATTATAGAGAGGTTCATACAGATCGTTTACCCACACGTCAAGATGTGGATACTTTTTAGTAATGTGAATTGCAACACTGCCGCCACCCAAAAAGGGTTCACGGTATTCACTATACCCATCAAGATTGGGAATGTATTGATCTAGTTTTGTACAGGCACGGGATTTACCCCCTGGATACCTGAGGGGAGTCTTGAGAGATTTCATAATCAGGTTTGTTGTATTTCAAAAATTCCCAGAAGGTTAATTTCATTTCCTTCTCAGTCATACCACAATGCTTTGCGGCATTAGGTAAATTCATTGTAGCACGAAATAAACTATCGTTTGATTCTGCTACATTTTGAGGAGTGGTTTTTACCTTTGGTTCAACTAAATTACTCTTGTCAGTTTTTATAAAACTCATAGGTAGTTCGGTTCATCAGCACGAAGAAGAACACCCTCAACCTTATTCAGTAGTTGTTGCATATCATTATGCAAAATACGATACCCAGTGCCAACATATAATTGACCTAAGACAACTGCTATAGTAGCAGTTCCCCAGAAGACATAGTAGAATCTGGATTTAACTTGTGCCTTAATTTTAGTTTTCATAATTAAACAATCAATTTTTTAGTATCTGGAGTAATTAGTTTACTTCCAAACATTTCATTGTACTTTTTAGAAACATCTTCTTGAACTGCCACCACATATACAATGTGTTTTTTAGACATTTCAATCTCGGGTT